GTAAAATTAAAAAGTTTTGTTGGTTACCTAAACTTAGTTCATCACTTCTAGATGTTTAAATTATATTGTCATTCCTATCTTTTTCTTGGCGCAATTGATTTTGGTGAATCCATGTCTATTTTCAAGTACTTGTCATGTTTCTCTAATTCTGCTATTCTACGCATTAGTTTATCATAATTGGTTAAGTTGTCTTCTGCTACCATGGCCATAAATTGTTTTTCGCATTCTTCTATATCACCTTTATTTTCGTTCATAGTTTGATTCAATAGATGTACAGCTTCTGGGTATTTGTCTAACATTCTTATAACTCTCAAAGCCACAAAATGAGGTGGTTTCTTTCCAAATAATCCAAATAATGATGAGACACCTGAAACTATAGAATTGAAACCTCCATAAATGCTTTTAACTGAACCATAAACTGTGTTGACTAAACCCATTGCTACTTCATCAAATCCGTCATCTTTTCTGACGCATGCTTCTATTGTGAAAGGTGGTGCTTTATTGTCCATAGCTTTTACTGCTGCTGTGACTAAAGCATTATCAACAGCAATTTCTTTAGGATTCAGGGTAGCGTTCAATCCCACAAACGGTACTCCAGCCCACACAGCATGAACAGTGCAAAAATATTTTTGTGATACTGAACCTGTAGATGTGTGTGATGATAAGACTGTGCATTGAGGATCTCGTGGATCCCCTGGATTAAACCATTCATAGTCCATCACCGTTGGTGAATTTCCCGTTCTTTGTTGTCCGTACTGACCCCTCCAAGTCCCTGTCCATATGTCTGACACTGCATTGTCGTTGTGCCTAAGTGAACCTGTTGCTATAGATGCTGATCCTGACCATGAGGTTGCAATTTCATCTAACTTTCTATTATCCATTACGGTTATACCTGTTAAAGTTGTAAGTTGTGACGTGTTACGCATCTCTAATGAAATACCTATACATGCCATTTCTGTGTACTGTGTTGAATAAGTCGAATATGCTACATCGTTTATATTACTATAAGTGATGACCGTTCCGTCAGCTGTTACTGAGGTGGCATAAGATACCATAACTGATGGTGTTGGATTTAACAACAACCTACCCCAATAGTGACCTGTGCCGTCAACTATAGTGTCATATTCAAAAGTTGTTGCTGTGCACCAAGTTCTTATTGGTTTGGTGCTATTTGAATATGGTAATCCTGGTTTACCTCCGTATTCCATAAAGACTCTCGGATTTTTGATAGCTAGTGCTGTGGACATAGACGATATGTGAGTCATTTGTCCAATCATGACTTCATCCTTCACGTATGGATTCTTCTTGGCTAATCCTTTTCGTAATTTGTTACCTCTTTTCTTCCCGTGTATTTTAGCTTTGTAAACTTTAGCTCTTGTATTCGTATCAGAAAAGTCTTGTACTCTCGTTTGTACAACTTGTTTCCCGTGTTCCTTTACAGGACCTACGGTTGTTTTCTTTCTCCAGACTGTTCTTGGCATTGTATTATTATGTGTTTGATTAATATTTTGATTATTACTATGTATACTATTAGTATTGCTATTTGTTGCATACGTTCCGTATGTTAATGTTGAAATTAAAATTAATGTTAATATAAATAAAATTAAAGACGTTGGTCGATAATTGTGCAGCAATGATACCGATGGTGTATTACTGGAAATTCTTGATCTGAAATTTCCTAAACTCAATAAAAGACTAGCATAAGCGCTGTAATATTGGTGTTGTTCTATTCTGTCTCTACCAACGTAACTAGTACTAGACACCAAATTATTATGTGATACGTTTGTGTTAGTATCAACTTCAGCACATGCTTGTATTACTGGATTAATTTCCGAATGATCAAATTCAATTATCATTTCTTTTTCCACTTTCTCTACGTCATCCATGGTTAAATGATATCTATTTAAAATACTGACATAGGTTTCATTAGTAAATGTAAGTTTATGTTCTTCATATTTTAACCAAGGGTGTTGCCATTCATCTTTCACTTCTTTCACTTTATGTAGCTTTGGGAATAATTTACTATATATCTTCCTCATGAATGGCATTTGACTACATAATTGTTCTCTACCTTTAAAATCACTCTTAAGTCTGCCCAAACGCTCATCGTCAGAAACAAATCTACTAGGAATTCTGTGGGTGAAGAAACGTTGCATAAATTTTCCTAATTTTGGTATTAAAGCATAACCTTCTTCAACAGGATGTACAAACTGTGAACAAAAATCCACTTCGTGTAATAATCTAGCTACCACTTTTGGTTCATGACCTAAATTTTTAATAGTGTCTTCTATCATTTTTAAATTGAATTTATGTTTAGATCCAATATTAATATCATCACCTAAAACCACTATATTTACCATTTTAATAACTTGTTCCATAGTTAATTCTGGATGTTGTTTGTGTAGTGCGTATATATGTATAGCTAGATTGAGTAATGTGTTACCTAAAGACGTTTCTGGACTACCTGAATATCGCGTGCCTGGTATAATTACCCTGCAACTGTAATTAAAATCATCAAACCTGTTGCGCATCATGA